ACCAATAAGATGCAGCACGAAGAATGGTTCGAGCCTCTTCCTGACTGTTACAGATGGCTTAGAGATGAAAAATTTGTTGTATTGCTTGAATCACATACGCCTGCGAAGGCGAAGCAAATAATTCCGGGGGTCACTTGTCTATGAATTATTCAAAGCTTTATGACCCTGAAAAAGCGAATCAATACGTGTGGCCCATGACGCCAAAAGCCTATAAACCTGGTCAATCTACGTCCTATCAATTCACTAAAAATCCTGACCCGAAAGAATGGGAAATGCAGGGTTATGTGATGGCTGGCCCTTGCCAAACTGGCATGTATGACGAGGAAGGATTTTTTTGCACTTACTGTCCACCTGTTGAAGGAATTAGACCCGGAAAATATATTCGCGTTTTATATGGGGAACAAATTAACGAGGCAAAAAGTAATTACGAACGAGATAAAACCTATGCGAAATATGGCACGACATTTGAGGCGGTTATATGACAACAAAAGATTCAGGATTGTATAGAGTCGGAACCCCAGAAAAAGCAAGAAAAATATTATCGAAATTAGTTAATGATGGAAAAATAACAATACAAGATTTAGATCAAGAATCACCCGGCGCGGCATATGTAAGAGAAACAGCAGACAAATATTACCCAGAAATAAAACTAAAACCCCACCGCAATTTACTCCGTGACCCTGAACCAACTGAGTCGGTCGAAATTATCAACAAACGCGACTTTGACCCCGGATCCGTTTCTGAAGTTAGTGGAACCAGAACACAAATATTGGGACAGGAAGAGGAACCGATTTATTCCACGGTCGGTGTCATCGATAGTGTCGGGGGAATCGACGAGCCTTTACCGTTCTGAAGCAATGATTCGCGGTACTGCAATTCACAAACATCTAGAAAATTGGTGGAATACTGGACTTTTGCCAAATGCTGGAGAATATCAACCGTGGATTGATTCCTTTGTTAATTATCCAAATCTTGAGAAGTGGAGAGCGTTAGCCGTTGAGCTTGCTTTAGCTGATCGAAAACACGACATAGCAGGAACCCTTGATTTAATTGTTAAACATGTCACGTCTGGCCGTATTGCCTTATGTGATTACAAGACCAAAGACAAGGAATTTAAAAAGGGAAATCATCGAAAACAAATGGGCGGTTATTTATCGCTCTTACAAGAAAATTTTCCTGGCTTTCATGTTGATACGGTTCGGATCTTTTGGATTAGTCCAGATGAAACAACGACAAGCGAATATGACCCACTTGATTGTTTAGAGCAATACAACAAAGCACGTAATCATTATTTTTCCAAACAACTACCTTTTTAAATGACCTTTTTTAACACCATCGAAGAAACAGGCGAAAGCCTTGTTCAATCCACCAAAAGAGCAAAGAATCAACAGGACATTATTTATAGCTATTTCGTTCAAACGAATCGGCCTTTAAGTCCATCAATGGTATTGAATGAATTGAATCTAAATTGTCCGATTACAAGTATTCGACGGGCAATAACTAATTTGACGGACGCGGGAAAAATCATTAAAACCGATCAGTATGTAAAAGGAAATTATGGAAAGCATGAACACCTTTGGGAACTGGCAACAGAACCAATTGAAGAACAACAGTGTTTATTTAATGCTGCTTAATACCCATACGTAGGATTGACAGACCTTAGAGTTTACCCCACTATGAAAACAACAACGAACAAAACCGACAAATGCAAGAACTTAAAAAAACGGCCTTCTTCGCTGTTATTGGTTCCTTTGTGTTTACTCTTGCCAATCTGGCTGTTGATCACAATGCCTTATTACATGAGTCGCAATATTTACACGCGGTTAAAGGCGATACTCATACGCAGCGAGAGTACATTGATTACAAAGCAGGTTATTGATCCAATGGAAGAAGAGATTAGTGATTTTGAAACGAAAGCTTGGTTACATCTTTTTGATGATGACGTTGTTTTAGAAGCCGCAAGAGATCACTTGGAACGCACTTACAACAAAACCCTAAATCCTGAATACGATGACCCACTCATTTAAAGAATTTCTAAACCCACCGAAAAAGATTGTTGCTGAATTAAAAAAGATCAAAGAGCAACAGGCGTACTTATTAGCCGTTGAAAATCAATTAAAGCTTGAATTAGAAACCCATTTCAAACAGCAAAACATTGAAGATAAATTTATTAGTCAAGGAATGATTATTAGTCGAGCGAAAAAACAGGGTAAATGGGTTTATTCAGAATTTACTGAACAATACGCAGCGAAATTAAATAAGGATCTAGAGGCAAGGATGGCAAGCGAACGAGAAGAGGGAATAGCTACACAAAAACCACCTACCCACTATTGGACAGTTAGGAAGGTGAAAAAATGACAAACAAAGAAAAAATTAGCGCTGCTTTTAAAAGGATTCAAGAGTTATTGATTCTGATCGAACATTGGAGAAAAGACGATGAATGATTACGACATGGAAGCACTATTTGAACGTCTTTCTAGGCAGCGTTTAGATGATGTTGCAAAACATGATGACCCAATTGATCGATTGCATTTGTTGATTATTTGCTTGGCTGAACGAAATCAAATTTCAGCGATGAGAATTATTCGATTAGAAAAACGAGTCGAGTTGTTAGAACGATTGCTTGATAAACAATGAACCCACAAAAAAATAAAGGTGATAAGGCAGAACGCGAAGTTGCAGCGCTCTTAAGTGAATTAACAGGTAAAACTGTTAGAAGAAAACTAGGAGCTGGTAGAACTAATTCGGCGGGTGGAGATACGGGAGATATAGAAGGCATTCCAAACTTCGCAATACAAGTAGCTGACTGGAAAGATAAATCAGCGGCTTGTTTACAGAAACCGATAGAAGCCGAAGACCAAAGGGAAAATTTAGGCGTTGATCATGCTGCAACTTTTGTTCGTTTCAGGGGTGGTAGGTATCGGGTAGTGCTAACGCCTGAGCAATTTATAAGGCTAGTTAATGGATGAGCTACGCCTTATTGATACCTTCTCAGGAATTGGCGGTTTTAGTTATGCCGCTGAAAAACTTGTTGGAGGATTTAAAACGGTTGCATTTGTCGAATGTGAACCCTATTGCCAAAAGGTATTAAAAAAGCATTGGCCTAACGTACCTATACATGACGACATCAAAACCTATAACCCAGAACCATATTCAGCTTCAGTTCTCACAGGTGGTTTCCCATGCCAGTCAATCTCAAACGCGGGCAAGCGCGAAGGGATCACAGAGACTTCGCAATCTGGTTTGTGGTACGAACTCTACAGAGTCATTTGCTTATTACGACCGCAATATGTCGTCTTGGAAAACGTCTCAGCAATCCTTTCTAGAGGACTTGGGATCGTTCTCGGAAACTTGGCCTCGGCAGGGTATAACTGTGAATGGTGTTGCATTCCAGCATCGTATGTTGGAGCTTGTCACCAAAGAGACCGGTGGTGGCTTGTTGCCTACTCCGAGGGCAGCGAAGGGAATGGAAATGAGATTATCGAAAAATATGGCAAAGCTAGAACACAAGAAATATTTAGAGACAGAAATGGCGGCAAGAATACATACACATGGCGAAACACACCTTACGGACTCGAAGGAGATTGGCGAAAATGGAGTGTTAAACCCGTCATTTGTAGAACTTCTAATGGGGTTCCCTCTGGGGTGGACAGAACTAAAAGATTAAAGGCGTTAGGAAATTCCATCGTTCCGCAGGTTGCAGCCATACCACTACAAAGGGTTTTAGATTTGCATCGTTCTGCTATTCATATTTAGCGCATATATAACTGTTTGTTACGCTTTAATAGCACGGGGTAAACCCTAGTGTTATAATTGATATGTCAGCAACCAAGCCGCCTTTTAGGCGAGCGAGCTGAACGGCGGGGGGCCGAGCATCCCTATTCCATCTACCCGGATGGTCTTACCGGGAGGTTCTATTCCTCCGAGTCTGGGCGGCTCCGGTCAATTCCCGAAGGGGACACCGTCAGGAAGCACCGCTGTTACCGCGGTAAATCCGGAGTAGTTCTCCGGTTGTTGGCAAATCGCCCTATCTACTGAGGGCGGCGGGGTCACTCCCCACAAGCGCCGGAGAGATTCGGTTTTTCACTACAAGAGTTTCAAAATGATTTCTCAAACAATCAACTCAAAGTCCAAGCTTGCCGATTACAAAAATTATCACAAGCAATCAAAGACTTACATTCAAGAGTTGGAATCAAAGCTAGAAAATAAGGCTCTAACACTCGATGATTACAAGAGAGATTTAGGACGCCGCCTAGCTACTCACGATAAGGAATTTGCACTAGCTCTTAGAGATGCGGCACTTCTTCTAACCTCTGCTAAAAAGCAAGTTGTAGAACTATTCCCAATCAACTAATCACCCCGCCCCCTTTTTAGGGGGTTTTTTATTCCTTCGCTTTTATATCAATGGAATTAACAGATAACGAATTAAAAAAATTATTAGATTTAATTGCAGACGAAAAATTAGGCATGAGTCCTGAACAACCTAATTATGCTATTTGGGACAAACTTAGAGATGAACTAGCGGAACGACAAGAAAAGCAGTGGAGTGAAAATATGTAATACGCCGGGGAGCCTGACGCCTGAGAGAAAGGGCTGAAAGTTATAACCAAGACAGGGCGGTTTCATAGTTTGTAGTGAGCTATGAGTTAGCCGATCCATACCCCGGCTCGAATTTCAATTAGATCAAATATTAAGCTTTTGTTACTATTCATGCGTAGGGTAAACCCTAACTATATAATAAGGACATGGGAGAGATACCCAATTCACTACAACGGTTTTTAAAATGAAAACACCTTCAACATCTTTAAAGCAAATCAAATGTGCAAGAGGCTATACATACAACGTATTAAAGGCCGAAAAGCATATTACATGGGGACTTGAAAGAGTGGTCTACACTTGCCGCAAGCCAAGAGGTAAAGTCCTTTACAACATCGTCGGATATGAGAACGGCACCTTCTCAAACGCTGCCTAACACTTGAGCCGAAAGGCTCTTTTTTTTTGCCTTCAATTATTTATATACAAAAAATAACCCGGTGAACAAAGCCGGGTCGGGTGACAGGGACTAATAAAAAAATACCGTTATCATTCGTAATATGCAAGCGTATTGATTAACGCGATGGGTTTATTTTCTGCTGTAGGTAGCTTGTTTTCTTATCAAGAACCCGCCCCGCTGAGTAAGGAGAAAAAAAGACGTTTTGAATTAATGGGTAAATCAAATAGAGAATTAAATATAATTTTAGATCGTACGCCGCATTTACATTGCAAAAAGACCAAGCTAGTTGACCTGATTATGGCGCGTGAGTTTAAGCAATTGTGATTTCCAATGTTTTTCCAGTCTGTCCTGTTGTCGTCTAAGTTCTAGGCAATGCTCACAGAAGCATATATCTAAGACAATGGGTAGTTTCTCGCGTTCCATTTTTCATAGATAGCAAGTTCTTTAGCAAATTTCCTATAAGTTGCAATTTCTACACCTAAACCCGTAAAGGTATTTTGATGTGGCCCCGGTTTATCTCGCTGATCTAATTCGTAAAGTTCATTCATGGTTTGAACCCTAGCCGCGTTTTCTGCTAAAGAGATTTCTTTCATTTTGGGTTGTCGTCAGTTTTTGGCTTCATTTTTTTCAGGGTGTCAAATACCAAAGCAAGCACGGAGTTTTGTTTTAATTTTGAAGTTCCGATAATTTCACTTAAAGCCGTAATAATAATCCAAGTGATCGGACTGCTTAGGATCTCATTCATCTAGTGTTTTTCATAGGACAACGTTCCTCAAGCCTTGCAACTGACTTTTCTAGACTGTTCAACCTAAAAAAAAGCTCTTGTTTGATCTCAGAATTTTTCTTTGATTGCATAGCAAGATATACAAAAGATCCAGAGACTAAAGCAGAAATCAAGGCCGCGCCTATCTCGGTCAATTTACAAATAAAAGAACTAGTATCAGAATAGGACATATTTGCTACGTCGCCGTAATGGATGAACAAGAAGAAAAAGAAGGTTCAAGCCTGATTGGAAATTGTGTTTCCCTTTTGGTTCTTTGTTGGTCTTTAGCGGTGATTTCTTGGAGCTATTTTGGCAATGGCATTAGGCAAATAGATACGACCTTCGCCGCCGGAATTTTAAGTACTGTTTTAAGTTCTTATGGACTAACCGTTAAGAAACCGGGGGCTAATAGTAAAAACAACAACGGAAATAAAAACAGGCAAGATCCTATAACTGGTAAAGATATAGACAACGTTACAGGCCGCTTAAAAAAATGAAAAACTCTCTTTTCTTCCTCGCTGTTTTCCTCGTAGCAACACCAAGTTTAAAGGCTGATATACATCACACTATATCTGCGTCAGCAAGTCTCACTACTACAGCGGCGGCAACTCAGGCAACCCGCGTCGGTTCAAGTTTTTCGATTTCGGGTACTGGGGTTGATACAGCAATAGGAGATAACGCGGGTCAGCTATCCGCCGGAACGATCACATCAGGAATATATAGCCCCGGTACTGTTGTTAGTACCCAGAACGCGACCTCCGGAGAATCTTTTAGTTTTTCTAGTACCTATTTGCAGGGAGATGTAGTCCCAACTTCAGCATTAACAACAGGTGCATCACCTAATTTTTCTGACATCGTTTCAACCGCCGCAGGATCAGCAGGTGACGCAGCCGCAACCTTGACTTCAGCGCAGGCTGTAGGTTTGACCGCTGGTGGCCCAGGCAGCCAAGTTGTTGGTCAAATAATTTCAGAAATAAAAATTACCGACTAATGCGTTTAATTTGGTTGCTTATTTTTTTTGCACCAATAGCAAAGGCTGAAAAGATCGTGCCAAATTTTCAACAAGGCATATTAACCCAACACAGCGAGACAAAAAGCGTTATTTTGCGCGACATGAAAATATTTGATATGCGCTCAGGCTATCAATTCACAGTAGGCGGTACTAACGTTAAACCTTCAACGGACAACATCGCACCAACAGGATTTACAGAACAAACAGGAACGATAGGCGGATCAGCTACAACGTATGTATTACCTGATTTATCAAATAAACCTGCTTATTCAATTGTTAATGAAGGCGCCGCGTTTTCTTATTATGAAACACTAGAAACGCCCGGAATCCAGACATACACCCATCTAGTAGAAGAACACACCATCGAAAATATTACCGACAGTACAAGTACTTTTCAATGAGAAAATATTTATATTTAGTCGCTTTATTTATCCCTGTTAATTCTTCTTTTGCAAATACAATTAATACTACATCTCAAAGTAGTGGTAGTGTGGTAAATCAAGCTGTGCAGGTCGTTCCGGCAAGGCAATTTCAGTACGCAATACAAAATACAAGTTGTCAGGGAGCAACATTAAATATTAGCCCATTTCTTTCTACTACCTACAGTTTTGGTTCACCTTATGAGCCTTATTATGATAGGCCAATCTATTCAACAAAAGATATAGTCGGCGATTTCGATGACGACAATTTACCAACAGGTGATGGTGATGTTGACGAACCAAATTTAATATTAAGAACAGAACGAGTACGAACAGGTATGCAGGCCGGAAACACTTCTTTAAATGGTGGAATTACGGCAACATTTTCCATACCCATCGGCAACCAATCAGCTTTAAGAAGTTGTAGAAGAGCGATGAAAAAGCAAGTCGAATTATACGAAGCTTCCCTAGCTTCTAAGCGTTTGAATTATGAAATGACGCGGCTTGCTACATGCGGCAAGCACTTGAAAGAGGGATTAGTTTTTATTGGTGAAATGGCTAAAATCTGCGCTGACGTTCGTTTAGTAACACCGCCCAACGTAAAACATACTCACGCTATTTCTTTAAAGGGGGAAGATCCCGTTTCTGACGATAAAGATTAGTTTTAATTTCTGATCGGGTTAATTTCTTTTCTTTTTTACCTAA